TATCTTACCCTTCTTGCTCAGGTCGTTCCACATTTCCTTCATCTTCTTCATTCTGCCTCCTTATCAAGGACCTTGGTTTAATCGTACCCATCTTCCGAACAGCATTAGCTGTCTTCGTCAGGTTTGCGTCTAGACGCTTAGGTTCAGTCTGCTTCTGAAATGGGTTTCTTTTTATCATATCATTCAATCAAAAACCACATAAGCTCATATCCGAACCTGTCAAGCAGTAAAATATATTTTAAGTGATTGTTCAACGCACATCATTGACACCGAACCTTTGGGGAAATAATTGCTTGAGATAGACCACTAACTATATACTGCACCTGTTTTTTAAACCCCCATCACTATATACTAAAAAACACACCCCTTGACCACGCAGTAGGCATCAATGTCTTATGATAAATCTATATTGACATTGATGTCACCATCCAGAGTATGTTTCACTCTGTCAGGTTGCCTGAAGCCAACTCTATCAAGGATATCCTTACTAGCTTCCAGTTGAACATACTCTGATTTAGCGTGGTCAACAAGATGTCGTAGTCGTTTCACAGAAGATATGCTAGATTGGGAGAGATGATGACCTACTATCTCCATCAGATATGCCTGTACGTGTGGTAATCGTAGTGTCTTACTAGCTACTACTCGACCACTCTCTCCCTTTGCATATCCAGCGATTGCACTAGCTTTTGTTATGGACACATCCTGTGATACTAAAGTATCAACAAGTGTGCGTTGCTTGTACGTCAGCTTATTAGCAGTCAGGGATTTAGACATAGACTCTTATACTAATAAACCTTTATTTTTGTATGTCAACGCACACCCTATTTGGTAGATGCAATCGCTGACGACACACGACATCTTGTAATTATGCCAAGTGTAGCCGAATGGCGAAACACGGTTTAATTAAGGCGTATGCCGATAATTAATGTGGAAGCGTATGCTGGAACAAGGCATAATAGGGGGTGTGTACATATCATAACAGTAGACCACAGAAGAATAAATCCCCCTAATTTGTAGAGCTAGATTTTTCTTTAGTAACTCTTTTACAAAAGCTGACCTCAGGTAATGGAAGACGTACAAAGCTAAATCATCTTCTGATGGAAAAGGACATCACCCCTGTCATTAACAACCCTTTCAGAGATATTCTGATTAAACTCATTTAGGCGAAATCGACAATATGGATAAGAGCCAGTTTTCTTCGATTTGTTGCGAACAGACGTTCCTTTTTTTGTTCAGTCGCCTCTTGGTGAACAAAAAATGGGTTCTGTTCGCTAAGTAACAAATCGGAGAAAACTAAAATGGCTCTTATAAATATTGACGCTTTAGCTGGTCTAAATGACTTTAATCGAGAATCTCTTACTGAAAGACTTGTTAATGCCATTAAACCTCTAATAGCTACTAATGTTAAATATAAAGCTAGTTTAGAAGATGATTTAGCTATCGTTGAAGGTAATGATGTTGGTACTGAAGCTGTTAAAGCTAAAGTAGAATCTGCTGACAACGAACTTCAAATGTTAAACGCTTTAGCAGTTGAAGTTACCACAGCTTTTGAAAAAGAGTTCGGTTATCCACCATATCAGTGGATAAGAGGACTTTCAATTTCAGAAAATGTAAAAGCTAAAGAAAAATCTAAACGAATAGCTCGTTATACTAAAGCATAAACAAATTAGGGGGATTTATCCCCCTTTTTTAATGTCTACTGTAGCATATGATATGTTGCAGTAGTGCAATCTAATTGATATAAGGAGAACGGAGAAGTTATGTTAGCTTATAGTGCAATGGTAATGGATAAGGTATCCAATGAGCAATCACTTGAACATACGGAACTGTTACAGTTACAAAGTGATTTACATTTATTGAATAGAATGAGTGTTCAGGATTATAAGATGATAGCAGAATGGGCAGTATCCCAGCTATTGAGTGTTCAATTAAATGCATTAGATAATATCCAATCAATACAAACTGGAGGTCAGGATGAGCTTCAGCTTTAGACTAACACTATTCATATGCAAGATATTAATAGCTGTCTTTGGATTAGCTATGGTTGGTTACTTGTATACTCACGCTGAGAATTTCAATCAACTGATAATCTATTTACTAGGGAGAGGAGTATAAATGGATTTAATGAGTAGAACATTAAACAAACTAGATGCTTTCTTAAAAGGTAAGAGAGTGATGAGAACTATACCATCATCAGCACTACCTAAAGGAACTGATTTAACTAAGTATAAAATTAAATCAGGACCACAGAAAGATAATCTTAAACCATTTGTAAGAATACAAGTGAAAGACATAAATGAAATATAAATTAACTGAGAGAAAATCTCCCCCCTCGTTCCTTGTGGGGGAGATTTTCTCTCTCACAGTTAGGAGATAAGATGAAAGCAAAAGCACTACAACAAATGTTGGACAATATTACAGTATCATATCCTGATGCTGACTTGAAAATAGAGGGAAAGGAAATGATTTTCTCATCCGATAAGGAAGACGGACACGTTGAGTGGTCACATAAAAAGGTCAAAAGCATAGCTATTGAATTTGATTCTGAACCTACAACAATAGTGATTAAATTATGAACAGATTAGCAGATAAATTAATGGAAGATAATCCTGAAGAATATGAAAGACATAATAGGGAACACGAAATAGAATTAGAAAATGCTATGTCAACACACTATGAGTTAAAGATAGCTAAGGAGGGAGTGAGAGCTAGTATCTATGCCTTGATAAAGGTAATGCATAAGCAAGGAGATGCAGATACTCCTATATATTTATCATATAAGAAACAGTATGTGCAATTATGTGATGAAGTAAACAACCACGAAAAAATGATGGAGGTCATATGAAAGCGTTGTTTGAAATCTTCAGACCAAAACATTTCTATAGCACGGAGTTTCTTGCATTGAAGCAAGTGATGAACAAGCAGATAGAAATACTGGGAACTGAAGTAAAGAGAATGAACTTAATAATAAACAGGGTTGATGAGATAGAGAATGTGATGGAGGCACTACAGCCAACACTAGCTAAAATAGAGAGTGTTAAAACAGCATTAGAACAAGCACAATCCAACATAGATGGGAGGAAGAATGTCTGACATTGAATCACAAATAATAGAATCTGCTGAACAAGCAGCTCAAGATTATCTTGATTCCAATATGGAAAGTGAAGTTGAAACTCAAGTGGATAATTACATTAGTAATTTGGATGTGCTTGATTCAATAGATAAGAATGAATTAGATAAAAGGATTCAAGATATGATTGATAAATCAATTAAGAAAGCTTTAAAAATATTACAAGGTGATAGAGAATATGACTTTAATAAATGGGAGGGTACAAATGGTACAGATGACTGAAGCAGTAAGTGTATGCAAAGGTGGAGCTGATGCTCTGAACTTTGATGCAATAAAATTTGATGTAGGAACTGGTCCACTATATACGAGAGATAATATAGTAGTACCAAAAGAAATTAGACGAGGTATCTATAACAAAGATACTGGTAATCTAATCTCAACTTGTGGCAGTAAGTATAAACCAGTAGCTCACTATGAGATAGCTGAAAAATTACGAGATAAGCTGATACAATCTGAAGTAGATTTATCAGACATTGAAGTAACAAATTGGCTGTATGATGACGGAGCTAAGTGGAGAATGGAAATTCTATTCAATAAATATATAGCTGAACCAGCAGTTGGTGATATTTTAAAACTGAGAATGTTAGTTGATTCCAGTTTAGATTTAACACGAATGTTCTCAGCAATATTTGATGCTCTTAGAATGTGGTGCTTGAATGGTTGTGTAAGTTCATTGTATCAAATACACAACAAATACAAACACACATTTGGTTTCAATTTAGAGGCAGTAGCTAATAAGATTGCATTAGCTCCTAGCAAATATAATGAAAACAAAGAGGAGTTTGAACGAATGATTAAGACGGAAGTGTCAAGGGATGAAGCTTTACAATTCTTTAAGAAAACAATAGGGCATAGACCAAGACCAACCGAACCGAATCATTATTCAAAACCATTGGTAGATAACTTAACTAATAGATTTGATAAGGAAGCTATGGGATTAGGGTTCACACTATGGACATTATACAATGTGCTTACACATTACTCAAGTCATCCTGATAAGAATGAGGATTGGGGAGATACAAGAGGTAAGCTACACAATGTCCAGTACAATAGGGAACGACAAGTAGCTAAGGCAATATCAAATGATATGTGGCTGGTGTTATTCACGGATAATTTAGATGGACAAAGAAATCAATTTTATAAATATAATTAATAGAACACATAGAGGGTTTAATTCCCTTTATGCTAGGTAGTATTAGGTACTAGAGGTCTAGGACCTATGTATTCATACTACCAAATAGAGAACATCACACCTCTCATTGGATTTTCTCCGATTGATGTAACAGTAGTGATGTTCTTTAATGAAGAACACAACGCCCTCTGCTTTGCGAAGGGCGTTGGTTCTTCTCATACAAGGAGAAAAAAGTTATGAAAAAAATAACTGTAACTACTGAATACAATCAGTTTAGATTTGTCAAGGGCAACAGACCTTTAAATGACTTACATTTAAGTAAGCTACGCAAGTCTATGAATGAAAATTTCCTACCTATTCCTATAATAGTGAATGAGAGTATGGAAATTGTAGATGGACAACATAGATTTACTATCTGTAAGGAATTAAATCTACCAATACATTACATAGCTGGTCAGAACTGGAACATAAGTGAGATAAGACAGATTAATTCTGTTCAAAAATCGTGGACATACCACGACTTCATTAAATCTTATATGGATTTAGAGAAAGGTGTAGGTCCATACACTACATTGGATTGGTTTATTAATACATATAACATACCAACTCAATCAGCTATTACTATCCTAGCTGATTCATCATTAAGTGCAAGACAACTTAATGATTTTAAATCAGGCAATCTTAAAATAAATAATCTGCCTTGGGCAAAAGAATTTTGTACTTGGTTAGTGAAACACAAGGCAGTATTTAGTGCTTGGAATAAAAGAGGATATGTCCACGCTTGTATCATACTAGATAAAGACAGAAGATTTATCAGAGCTAAATGGTTAAAACAATTATTCTCTCATAGTATGAAGATGAGACATTGTACTACGATAGATGACTACCTAGATTTAATAGAGTATGTATATAATGTAGGCACAAGACAAGCTGATAGAATTAGATTCCAAAGAGAAGGAAGAAAATGGAATCAAGGAAAATTTAGATAGACTTACATAATAATGTATGGCATTAATGCACTATGTTTCACGCACTAGATATGATGAGGAATATGGATAAGAATACTATAAAGGAGAAATGTAATGAGGTTGGAATTAACCCCAGTACCTATTATAGATGGCTCAAGGGCAAGTATGAACCACGTGCTGAGACAGTTAGAAAAATTTACAATGCCCTACATAGTCAAAAAAAGACACGACAAGTTTTGGAATGATGTAATCTTTCCATTTATTAAACGGAGGCATAAATTGAAAATAACACAGATGGAATTGAATGACAGGATAGGAGTAGCTGA